TTTTGGATGGATGCAATTCGCAACAGCGATGACCGTGACCGTACGCTTGAAAGTTTCTGGGGAGGACAGTTAGAATCTAAAACTTGGTTAATAGAATGTTTAAGTAAAAAATCTAAAGCAATTAGTAATGCTAATGCTGTAATACATGGCGGCTGGAACGGTGTACTAGCAAATATGTTGTTTAATAGTGACATTGGTATTAAACATATTATAAGTATTGATATTGATCCAGCTTGTAAACAAATTGCAAGTACAATAAACAAACGTCAAGAGATGGAAGGTATGTTTGAAGCAGTTACAGGAGACATGTGTAGTTATGAATATACAACTAATCCTTATTTTGTTATCAATACCAGTTGTGAACATATTACACAAGAGCAGTATATGCAATGGTTAGATAATGTTCCATCATCGGCAAAAATAATTTTACAATCTAACAATTACTTTGAATTAGATGAACATATTAATTGTAGTGAAACATTAGATGAATTTGTAAAGAAATCAAAGTTAAATGTTGAAACAGCAAACGAATTACAATTAGCAAAATATAAAAGATTTATGATTATAGGAACACAGCATGTATAATTACACAGACATAACAGCAATACATTTAGAAGTAACTTCCAAATGTCAAGCAAGATGCCCTATGTGTCCAAGACGTTTACATGGCGGACCATTACTTGAAGGATTAGATTTAGATGAAATAGATCTAGGAACATTTGTTAATTGGTTTCCAAGAGACTTTGTGCGTCAATTAAAGTTTCTTAGTATGTGTGGTAATTTGGGTGATCCTATTGTCGCTAAAGATACATTAGAAATTTTTCAATACCTGCGTGATACAAACTCTGAAATGACACTACAGATGCACACTAACGGAAGTGGAAGAAATATTACATGGTGGAAACAACTTGCACAACTAAAAGTTAAAGTTGTTTTTGGAATTGACGGTTTAGAAGACACTCATAAGTTATACAGGATCAATACAGACTTTAATAAGATTATGCAAAATGCATCACATTTTATTGACGAAGGCGGCGATGCACGTTGGGATATGTTAGTATTCAAACACAATGAACATCAAGTAGATACTTGTGAACAATTAAGTAAAGACATGGGATTTAAAGGCTTTAGTATTAAGCATACAACAAGATTTAAAGATGGTAAGTTTGATGTAATAGATGACAACTACAATGTTACACATACACTATTACCGTCGCAAAAAAGTTTAGAAATGATTGCACCAGCAGAAAAAGCTAGGAACGAAACATTACCAACTATTAATTGTAAAGCAGTTCAAGACAAGCAACTGTATATTAGTGCTAATGGAAACGTTAGTCCGTGCTGTTGGTTAGATTTAGAATGGTTACCACAACACGCCCATTCAAAAATAGATTATATGATAAAAATTAAAGAATTCCCTAATTTGCATAGGAATACTATGCAAGAAGTGTTTTCTTCAAACTTCTTTAACAAGATAGAAAAGACATGGAGCACTTGCGGACTAAAAGAATGTTCAAAACAATGTGGAAGTTTTGACAAAATGAATGCACAATTTGAAAGGCATGAACATGCGTAAGACATTTTGTCCGTTACCATGGATACACTTAGCAACACGACCTAATGGTGATGTTAGAGTTTGCTGTACTGCTAATGCATCAGGTGCTGGACTTGAAGATGACAAAACAGCAGGCCTTGTTAAAAAGGACGGCATTGCTATGAACATGCGTGACCATACTATTGAAGAAGTGTGGAATAGTGAGCATATGCGTAACACAAGATTGCAAATGCTAAATGACCAAATACCTGCAAGTTGTCGTAAATGTTTTGCAGAAGAAGAAAAAGGCATCGTAAGTAAGCGTCAATGGGAAACTAAAGTGTGGGAAAAGCGTTTAGACCTTGATAGTATTGTAGATAAAACAGATGCAGAAGGTAATTTGCCTGTTAATATTCCTTACTTTGACTTACGACTTGGCAACTTGTGTCAATTAAAGTGTGTAATGTGTAGTCCACATGATTCAAGCAGTTGGATTAAAGAATGGAAACTACAAAAACCTAAATATACAAACAAAGATTTAATTGCAGAACAAAGTTGGGATGAAGACTTTGATTATACTTGGTATAAAAAAGGAAGTTTCTTAGATTCAATGAAAGATCAATCACAGCATATTAAAGAATTGTATTTTGCTGGTGGAGAACCTTTACTAATACCAGAGCATTATGCTATACTAGAGTTTATGGTTGACAACGGCTTTAGTAAAAATATTTGTATACGTTATAACAGTAATGGATTAGAACTACCTGATAAACTATTTGCATTGTGGAAACACTTTCAAGAAGTAACATTTAACTTTAGTGTTGATGCATACGGAGATAAGAATGATTATATACGCTATCCTAGTAAATGGCAAGACGTAAGTGCAAACCTACATAAATTAGATAACGCAGGACCTAATATTAGAGTTAATATGGCTTGTGCAGTACAGTTATTAAATGTAGCATACATACATGAACTTGCTGAATGGAAAATAGAGCAAAAGTTTAATAACATTAATGTATTACCGTTCGGCGGCGGCCTTATTGGAACACACCTTGTATATTTTCCAAGTTATTTGAATGTACGAGTGTTACCACAAGAGTATAAAGAATTTGCTAAAAACAATATTGAAAAATTTATTGACAGTCAAAAATTTAATACTGAGTGGAATCAACACGCAATGGGTAAACAGAGATTCAAAGGTATAGTAGACTATATGATGAGTGAAGACTGGTCTAACAAATTGCCCCAGTTACAAGATTATTTAAAAGTATTAGACCAACGTCGTGGAACAGACTTTAGAACAACATTTATAGAATTAGGAAAACATATATAATGGACGTAGGATATAAAATTGTTTGTCATGATGTAGATCCTATAGAACTACACGAACAAACTGTTATTGGTACAGAAGAAACAAATGCAAATCTTATTGTGCGTTCTACTGCTAACGAACAGTTGTTATATATTGACGGAGCCACAGGCGGCAATGAACCTATTTTTCTTGGAATAACTAAATCAAGAGGAACACAGCAGAATAAGTTACCAGTTGAACCTGGAGATAACTTAGGTGGCGTTCAAATTTATGGAAGAACTAAGCCAGGCAGTAGTTTAGGATATTGTCATGATGAAACACCGTTGAATGGTGCTATACAATTTTTTGTATCTAAAGATTATAATAAACAAGGTCCGGTTGCTAATGAAATGGTTATAGCATTGTCTAATAATACAGACACGTCTATTAAATTAAAACTTGATAGTGATGGTAACTTAATTACACAAGGTAATATAACTAGTGGCAATTTAAAAATAACAGACACAGTAGTTAACGAAGTAGGACCAATAGAGAAATATGTTCAAATTGAATTAGACGGCAACAAATATGCTATGCCATTGTACAGGATATCAACATGAACAAACTAATTTGGAAACATATTGACTATAATAACGACAGTCTTAATAGTATAGCAAGAAATATTGCAGAGTATCATACTGCTCATGCACTAAAAGTTAAGTACTCTACAATTAAAGGAGTACCGCTAGGAACTATTTTCTTAGATGACACACATACAGTTGAAAATATCAGTGTGTTAAATAGTATTTTAAATTATAATGTATATTTTAAAAAGAATACCGAAGTACCGTTAAAAACAATAATTGATCTTGATTGTGTTGTTGCGTTAGCAAGTGGAGACACTCCAAGTCAGTTACCAGCCAAACATACATATGTTATTGACATTAGTCCAATGGCACTAGAAAAAACAAAAGAAAAATATAATATAGATGTAGATAAGAGTTACAAATACGACCAAGTTGATTTATTTGATATACCAGCTGTAAAAAAGTTTTTAACAAAATGCCAAGGTAACGTAGGATTATTTTGTTTAAGTAATGTGTTTTTATACTTTCCTAATTGCGTAATGTTTGATGCAAAGGCAAGACTTAAAAAACAAAATGAATTAATTAGTTTATTAGCACAAGATAAAATCAAATGGTATGTTGATATGGTAACAGTCAACGGAACACATATTCAAACACTAGCAAGTGAATTAGTAGACATGCCGTTAGACGATAAATTTAAGGTATTGCCATGGATCTAGTAGAAAAATTTAATTGGATTAGACACAACAGTGGCCTTGCTACACTTCTGTTAGATATTCCAAAGCCTACAAATGATATTAGAGATGAAATATTAAAAAGTGTTGATATTGCTGTTCCTCACAGGGATACTGACGGCAAAGGTTGGCGCAGTTTAACACTTCATGGACATAGTTCTGTAATGACTGATAGTGATGATGCTTACAAAGAAAAAGGATTTACATTAGGTACCAAAGAATGGACTGATGTAGCAAAGCACTTTCCGTTAACCAAACAATGGATTACTAAAAATATACCTTTTGAAAAGTACGGAAGAATTAGAATAATGATAGTTGACCCAGGCGGGTATGTTAGTCCACACAAAGACTTTTTACATGGACAATTACTAGGCGGAATTAATATTGCTATTACACACCCCAAAGAAGTAGTGTTTGATATTGAGAATTATGGCAATGTAGAATGGCAAGAAGGTGAATCAAGACTGATTGATTTAGGAAGTGTGCACCAAATTACAAACAACAGTAGTGAATCTAGGATACATATTATTGTACATAGTGAACCAATTGATAAGTGGAATAAAAAAATTATGCAACTAGTCTGCAACAGTTACGACAAGGTATATAATGGAACAAAATAATATTGAAAGAGCATTGCTATGGAATAGTCTATGTAATTTAGGCGACATGGTAAAATTAAAGCTAAAAGTTAACGGGCATGAGCTTGTACAGCAATTAGAGCAGTTTGAAGATAACTGGTGTCCTTACAACCAAAAAAAAGATGCTCACAACAATCGATGGGGATTACCTGTAACAAGTCATACAGGTGATGTAATGGACAACTATCATTTGAATAGCTTTGGCCATATGCAACGATATCACGATGTTGAGATGAAAGAAGAAAACTTTACAACACCAACAGAAGTGTATAACAAAATTCCACAACTTGCTAGTCTTGTAGATGCGTTTGCACCTGACATTGGCCGAGTGCATTTACTTAGAGTAGATGAAGGTGGGTTCTTTCCGCCGCACAGAGACTTTCCAGGAGTAGGACCAGAGTACTTTAGATTGTTATGTACATTTGGCAAAGCACAACCAGAAAACTATGCACATATACTTGACAAGCAATTAATTTATCCTGATCCAGAGTATGTACATTTTATTAACTTTCAAAAAGAACATAGTGTGTTTAGTTACACTAACGGATTATATTCTTTAATACTTACAGTTAAACTAAATCAACGCACACACGATTTAATTATTAAGAATAGCATGAGCGAATGAAGCTAGATTATCAAGATAAAACAAAAGAAGATTGGTTCTTAGTTAGTTGGACATTAAGTAATAAATGTAATTACAAATGTTCTTACTGCCCGGATATATTACACAACGGAACTACAGGACAGCCCAAATGGGAAACTGTTAAAAACTTTGTCGAAAATTTTAAAGTACCTTCTAAAGAAATTTGTTACAGACTTAGTGGCGGAGAACCTACTTATTGGAAACACTTTATTGATCTTGCAAAACTTGTTAAGGAACAAGGACACACATTTAGTTTTGTTACAAACGGTAGCCAATCAGTTGAATATTTTCAAAAGATAGATCCATATACTGATGGTATGCTTATGAGTTATCATCCAGAGTATTCTTCTTCACAACATTTTGTAGATATTGCAAACGCAACATCGTGTGAAATTATTGTTAATTTAATGTTACCTCCTGGAAAAGAATCATTTGAAGAACAGTATAAAATAGCACAATACTTGTTTGATAGAACAGATAGGATGTCAATATATCCTAAAGTTATTTTAGATAAAACAGACGGTGAACATATTACTAATGCAGTAGCACCTTATAGTAGTGAACAAAAAGAAATTATTGGTGCTTGGCCGTTTGCAAGAGAAGTTAATGATGAGAAGTTACACCGTGGAGATCTTAAACTTGATAACAATCTTATTACAGCAAATGATTTAATCATGTCTGGTATGAATAATTTTGCTGGTTGGAAATGTTGGGCAGGCGTTGACGGAATAAACATTGACATGTGGGGCAACATGTATAGAGCAGATTGTCAGTTTGGTGGACCAATAGGAAATATGGAAAGATATAAACTACCAACTGAGCCTATTACATGCGGAAAAACTGTGTGCGGATGTTTGAGTGATATATACATACGTAAGGACCGCGGAGATAGACAAAGCAGAATTGAAGCATGAAAATAATTATAACAGGCAATCCTAATTATGAAGGTCTTTGCAAAGGCCTATATGAAGCGTACAATGGTAACCAATTAGAATTTATTGGTAGACACAATGGTTGGGATATGCAAGACTTAGATGCTGTTGCAGATTATATAAAAGACTATGACGTATTTGTAAACAGTTTGTTAATACCAGATAACGGTCAAGAAAAATTGTTGCATAAAGTTTACAAAACTTTCAAAGGGTCACATATAATTAACATTTCTAGTACAACAAGTTATTGGGGTGACGGTTATAGTCCAAAAGGATATCTTGAAAGTAAAACTGCACTAGATGAAGCAAGTAAAACATATTCACAATATTGTGCGTTTGGTGATAGCAAAATTCGTGTAAGCAATATTGCGTTTGGACAACTTGATTCTAAAAAAGTAAATGACAACAGTGATCGTAAGAAGATTAGTTTGCTTGATGCAGGTAAACTTATTAAGTGGTTAATTGATAGCCCACGTAATACAAATATTCATTACCTTGCAGTTGATCCTATTCAAACAACTCTTTAAGCTCTGGACAGTAGTTTAATACGTTTTCATTTCTAAGTTTATCTAAGTCTTTTGTATACTTAACAAATAACTCTAACTGTTTGCTATCGTCTTTGCTAGTATAATTTATATTAGGAAATCTAAAATCAATTTTGTCTAAAATGTTGTTAGGTAAAATCTGTGGATTTAAATATGCTGGTTGTGCAACTACATTATTAAAATAAATTGACCAGTTATCTTTTTTGTTTTCTTCAAACCACCAATACAATTTATCCAAGTGTGAAATGTTATACGCCATAACTGTAACAGCAATAATTACTCTATCAAAGTTATAGTGTTTTAAATTTTCATTTAGTTGTGCAAATGTAAAGTTCTTACCACCTCTAATGTATTCGTATAATCCGTCAGTGCCTTCTACGCTCACAGTCCATTTAGTATGACCAAATTGTTTTGCAAGTGCGTGTACTTCTTCATCTACAATAGTACCATTAGTGGTCCAGTCAAGTGTAATATTTTGTGCAATACCTAAGTCAATAAACTTCTGTAATATTTTTTTATTTGCAGGCTCCATGTAAGGTTCGCCACCTTTAATACTTAGGTAACGTAAATTCATTAATGGAGTAGGGTCTTCAAACAGTCGCTCTATAATTTGTTCGCTTTTGTTAGTATAACCAAATTCTGGATGGTCTACTGGACGTTGATAATCACTGTCCAAATTAGCTAGTTTAATTTCATCTTTAACCCAAGCACTAGAACTAATACCATTACACATGCGACATTTCAAATTACAAATATTACTCATATTAAACTCCAAAAAGTAGATATCTGTGAAGTTTTTTGAGTAGTCGTAATTGGTATTTTCTAACATTGGATTGAGTATGTCACGAAAGAATAAACGCCTGCTATGACCTACAGAACCTTCTTTTAAAGCACATTGTACACACTCGGGCGGTAACACTCCATTACGGATACTATCCTTTGTGTATGACGCTGTAATGCTGTTTAAGACGGTGTTTAACGGCGATTTAAGCACGTTACCATAACGCTCTTTGTACACTCCGTCGGGTACAATATCACCATTAAAGCGTACCAAAATACTATGCCAAGGAGCGTAACATTTCATAACTTAAATCCTCCTTAACAATATAAATGGCTTCTTCGTTAGTCTTCATATGATGTCCAATAACATGTATTTGATTTTGGTATACAATAGGTCTACCAAACATTATATTTTTTACATATACGCCTCTAACTACTTCGCCTGTTTGGTCAATTTTTAAAATAGGACAACTAGGAGTACCACTAGGAAAAAAGTATGCATTACCCATGTACTCTATACCTGATCTAAATCTATACTTGCCACCAAAGTTTAATTTGATATCAAACTGTGTAGTTTCTTTTGTAACTGTATTAAACACTAATCCCCAATTACTATCATTTGTATGTTCATCACCATAGGGCAATGCTATAATGTTATTACCTACTAATACACCACAGTTATATTTTTTAGCAAAGTCTACTCCGTGTATGTCGTGATAGGTTACAGTATTTGTTTCTGTATCAAACTCTACAATAGTATTAAGTCCTTTAGTTTCACCAAATGGTAAACTATAAAGTGTATTGTCTTTAACAATGATATCTGTATATTTTCTAGTAATACTAGCATCAACATCTAGTTCATAACTTTGATATTGTTTGCCGTCAAAACTTAGTAGAGTATTATACCCAGGTTCATCACCTCTAGGCATACTCCAATACTTTCCGTTACAATAAACAGTACCCATGTGTAGTTTTTTACCTTCAGTAGGTAGTTTATGTGCTTCAACTCCGTTGTTAATGTATAACCCGTAGTTTGTATCTTCGTATCCTAATGGAAAACTAAATGCAGTTTTATTGTCTGTTGCTACACTATAAAATTGTCCCTTACCTTTAAATGGTAGTGTATGATAGTACGGAGTTGTATTACGTAACTCTACAACAGTATTAAACTCATCGTAAATACCATAAGGAATAAACCAACTACTATTACCAACTTGTGCAATAGCATTTGTTTTACTAGTTGCCGCCGGCAGACTTAATTCAATGTAATTATTTTTGTAAAATATTTTACTATAATCTCTACATTGCTCAGTAGCAAACGGAGGACTTAACAGTTCGTTGTTATGCTCGGATAACAACATATGTTTAATAGACTGTTCCTTGTAAAAGTCTTGAAATGCCTTATACATATTTTAAATCCATAGTGTGTACTACTTTTTCTTTTGTTGTATCAAATACTAGTACAGTTTGAAATGACTCACTTTCACCGTACGGAAATGCAAAAATTACATCATTATGTATTATACAGTTGTTATATTTTTCTATTGTAGTTGAGTCTTTAAAATATTCTCCTACATCTAGAGTATAATACGAATCGTCCTTGGTGTCAATTACTAATATTTCTGCAAGGTCTCCTTGACTTTTCCAAGTTTCTTCTGGCTCACAAACACATCCTCCTCTTGGTATATAATAAATTAGTCCTTTACTATTTTCAACACCTGTGAAGTATTTTTTACTTTCCTTTCCTATATGCAAGTCAAGTGTATACCATGCGTCAACGTTGGTATCAATAACAAGCATATCGCTCCAATCTTCGTCATGCCCTGCAGGTGGAAAATAAATCTTTCCATTACGTGCAACAGTATGACTATAATACATTCTACTTGTATCTGTTAATCCAGTGTGTTCACTAAACCAACGTGTTCCGTCAAACCGCAGTAATACATCAAAGTCTGGATTTTCACTATATGGTGGCGCATATAATTTACGTCCTACTTTTGCTAACGTAGTAAATTTCTTATTAGTAAATTGTTTATTAGCTAGATCCAACCAATGGTTACGCATATCAATAAGTTCATAAGTCATAGAATTGCAATCGTAATGTATCCTGTAATGAAACATTGGATCTTCACACGCTTCGCCTCTAGGCACTCCATAAATAATTCCGTCTATCATTTGTGTAGTATGCCATTTTTTACAATCTTCAGTTGGTACATCTATGTGTACATACGTTAGTGTATGATCATTTAAGTTTAGATGTAATACCCAACTAAATGGTTCATGTTCTCCGTAAGGTAGTGCTACAATTTCATTACCGTGTATGTGTCCTTGTATATACTTGCCTTTACCTTTATGAGACACTTCGATATATGTTATCTCATCAGTTTCGGTATCGACAACTAAAATTTTACTTTCGTTATACGGTAAGAAATAAATTAAGTTACGATAAACAATACCATTCTGCCACTTTTCTGTAGACTTATCAACATCAAGTTTAATTTTTGTAATAGCATATGTAGTCGGATCCATTTTAAGCATATAGTCAATAGATTTAGTTAATCCAAATGGTGGAATATAGATCATTCCATTACTACCTAATGTAGCATAACTAAAGGCTTGCGGGGTCAAATTTATCTCCAAATGCACTTTTTAAGTCTGAATGTAACTTAGTCATAATTTGTTCTTCACTGTATAAGCCAACGTTATCCCAGTCAACCATGTACATGTTATCACCGTCGATCATAATATTACTTAGCACCCAATCAAAGTGTGCATATGGACTAGTTTCGTTGATAGTAAAAATACAAAAATCATAAATCTTTTTTATAAACTGCGGAGTATGTGCAAATTTACTTGCAGGTGTACCAGGAACTTTGTGATACTCAATAAACATTTTGTCATCTTTGATACCCCAGTCAATTACCCAACCCTCCATAACTTCACCTAGTATGATAATATGTTCTTCAAGTCTTTCTTGATCAATTATAGTCCACTCTTTACGAAACCTATCTTCAAGTTCAAAAACTTTTCTGCCTATTTCTTTATTTTCTTTAATCAATTCCATATGCTTGTGCAACCTCCGGCAAGTAATCTTTAATATATAGTTTACGCCAATTATCTTGTTTTGTTATTTGTCTTATGAAGTGTTCAATAATTTTTGGATCACTAGGATGATTTGCCCATTGATCAACATCTGGGTGTATTCCTTTGAACTGTTCTTTTAAAACAGTTGGAGCATTTTTAACATGTAACCATTCTGGTAATATTAATAAATTATCGTACAATTTAAAATTATTTGTTTCTGCATACTCTTTAATTTCGTTATAGTACAATGCATTAAGAATACTAAGTGTTGGAGTTACGTCAACCTTACAAAAGTCTGCATACTTTTGTGCATTAACTTCTATCTCGCTCCATTTACTTCCACTTCTAATATAATCAATTTTATTACTTGCGGCATCTAAACTAAGACTCATGATTACCATATTAAATCTTCTTAATAGTTTTTCAATCTTAGGGTTCCATATAGTTCCGTTAGTATTAAATCTAACTAACACGCTAGGATCAAGTCTTTCTAAAAACTTGTCTAAGTGTCTAACCATCATAGGTTCACCACCTGTTAGATAAACTTCTCTAATAGGTAAGTCGTCGAATTTTTTCATTGTTTCTTCCGAAGCCCAATTAAAGTTTGGAACTTCAAGTACTCCGTGCAACGGAACAATGCCAGCTTTTTTCATTTCAATAGCTTCTTCAGCAATACTACTACTGCTCATTTCCCAACAGCTAACACATTTAAGATTACAGCTATTACCAAATCTAATATCAAGATGACTTATTCCAGGACCAAAGAAATTCCTAACGTATCTAGTACCGTCTGGTTTTACCCTAGTACGCATACTGTCAATACCTTGTAGTTCTTGTAGTTCGCAACGTGTACAAGCATCAGGCCATTCACCTTTTAACATTTGCATTCTTGTTTTTTTATGAAAATCGCTGTCATGCCATTCTTGTGGAGTGTGTGTTTTAATATTTTCTTTATTATTTTGTTCAAGGCTAACACAACACAAACGATATTGCCCATCTGATCGCACACACACTTGATTGTCTAAGTACTTACATTTCACCGCAGGTTACCTCACATATTTTAAATCTGTTTTTACTTGGCATTAATAATTCTTCACCTTCAATTATATCTGTTAGTGACTTATCATTTACGTTAGGCCATACAACATCTTTTTGTTGTTTAGCATATGGACTATTAATGTCTTTAGGCCAACGGTCACTTAGTAAGTAACAACACGGTAATACTTCACCTACATGGTTTATTTGTATTTTTCTTTTGTTCTGCCATTTGCATTTAATAGTAGTGTCACTAAAGTCTTTAATTTTTTCTAATCGTTCAATATGATCAAGATGTTTACTATCATATTTAATTACACGAGCTTTGTCCTTTTTATTTTCTTTAAATTTTTCAATAGCATTATCAACCATACTATTAAGAGCAGTAAATGCAAATCCACCATTGACATCAAACTTTAAAAAGCCCATGTCTTTAGATAGTTGTTCACATTCTTCTAACTGGTGTGCATTATGATCAAATACTAGCATACGCCAACGTGCTTTACCACCAGCTTGTATAAATGCTTTGGCATTGTTCATAATACGTTCCCATATAACACCTCGTCTATACAAGTGATTAGTATCTTCTAATCCGTCTATACTCCAAGTAATGCCACTAGGTTGTTTAAACTTCTTTAATACATTTGCTAGTGCAACGTATTGTTCTGGCACACCTATACCACCGTTAGTATGAATCATAATTTGTATATCTTCTGAAGCGGCATATTCGAGTGCTTCAACTAGTATAGGATTCATTAACGGATCTCCATAACTACCATTAAATATTATTTCATTAGTAGTAGCATTATCTATGATATTTTTCCATGTTTTCATAGTCATATGGCTTAATGGCATTAAAGGATTTACCTTAACACCACCTAGATTCCTACTACAATTTCCGCACATAGAATTACAATGACTTGTAAAATCTACTACAATCGCATCTAAGGTATTAGCTGTTAGGTATGGCATAAGTATATTTAACAGATAGTTTAATGATATAGTAGAGTTATGACAGCAGATATAGAACATATAAAGCGTAGGAAAGACATTGTTACTGTAAAGTACCCAGAGCAATTTGACCCTAAATGGATTGTAATGGAAAGCGGCTGGCCTTGTTTTAGGCTAAGTGCTTTGGATAATCAACCTTGGAAAGAAATGTATGCAGAAGCAGAAGCACTTGCAGACAAGTTTTATCCACATAGAGAAACTACATATGGCAAAGGTTGGAAAAGTTTAACACTACACGGATTAAATGATGACACACAAAGTTTAGGTGGGTATGGTGATAGAGATGAAACTATCAAACAATTAGATTGGACTTGGGTAGCAGACGAATGTCCTATTACTAAAAAGTTTTTAACAGATGTGTGGCCTGCAGAGTTTTTAAATCGAGTAAGATTTATGTTGCTTGAACCAGGCGGTTACATACTTCCACATCAAGATAGGTCAGATGAAGAAAAACGTTTAAGTGTTTGCAATATTAGTTTAAATAATCCAGAAAATTGCAAATTTATTTTTAAAGATCACGGCATAGTGCCGTTTGAAGATAGCGGTAGTGCATTCTTAATGGACATATCAAATGTACATGCAGTATATAACGATAGTGATAAACCTCGTATACATATGATTATACATTATGAATTAGGTAGACGTATTAGAGATTTCTTTTACGTGCTAAGACAAAGCTATTATACTAATCAAGGGTAACATGAAAGACTGGAATAGCATCACAGCTGATAGATACTACGAGAATCTCAATCTCGACAATCGTGTTGGTGTAGGAATTCTTAATATTAGTCGTGACATACCAGATGCTACAGTACAAAAGCGTTCTTTTGATATGACATATTTTTATGTTAACCGTATGTTAAAGATGAACATGTGTAGTTACGTAGGATTTCATAACCGTGTTGAAACAATTCTTGAAGAAGCACTAGTAAAAGGCAAAGAGTTTGCAATGGTAGCATGTCAAGGACTGTTATTGTTTAGAGGTCCAAACTTAGTGCAACAAAGTGTGGAATATGCAAAAAATAATCCGCAGTTTTTTGTAGTTGGACATATTATGGACAAGAAGAATCAACATTATCTTACTAAAGGTGCATACCCTGGGTTACATAGACAATACTTGTTTGTAAATTTAAGTAAATGGGTTGAATTAGGAAAGCCAGCATTTGATGAGATGGGTGTTTTTTGGGACAGAAAACCGGAGTTACAAAATTATTGTCTAAGTGACGATACTATTCACAGTACTTACACACCTAAATGGATTAAACCCATGCAAGGCACAAGTAAGTATGCTACAACTAGCGATGGTTCTAATTGGATTGATATTGCTATGCGTAAAAACATACAGATTGATAATTTAGACAACGATATGCGAGCCTGCAAAGTATTTTTGTATCCGTACATTGATTCTGAAAAATTAAGCAAAGTATGGTATGACAAACAAAGCCCTGTAGTAGACGAATTAACAAATCAAAGTCAAAGAGCGTGGATACGTAAGTTAGGATATCAAGAAGAAATTGAAAAGAATCGTGTATATGCTTTTAATACTGAAACATTAAGTAGTGAAGGTGTTCGTACAGGAGGCAAACTAATTGATCATCTGTTTAGTGCGGCCGCAGGTTTTAAACCTCTTGCTATTTTAAATGCTAACGGCTTTCATGCGGGTACAACAGTACATTATTTTGATTGGTGCGAAGCAAGTTTAAACTATAAAAAGCATTTATTAGAAACATGGGACGGGTATGATTTAGATGCTTGGTTACTTGAACATGATCTTGAATATAATTTTAGTAGTACCTATAGAGGAAACTATAAACAGTTTTGGGAACAAGAATTAAAAGACTTTGGTGGTAGTTTAGCATTTCAAAGACTCTGGGAAAGATATAAAAATTTAAAACATGAATTTCATGTAGTAGATCTTGTATATGATAATACTAAATTATTTGATGTTATTAATAGTGTGCATGGTACTAAGGTATTATGGACTACAAACATATGGTCAAGCGAAATGCTTCATTGGAATCTAGGTCCAGAAGAGTTAGAACAACAATGGGCAAAGTTTGAAGCTCAAATACCAGACGATCTTGTGTTGTATGGACACGACTATGTTGCAGTTGATATGAATTCACGAGTGCGTAACGGTGTTAGACTAACACATCAGAGGTACGCCTAATGGAGATGAAGCGTTACATAGAGGAACATGACCAAGCAGACTTAGGCTGGGCAGTTAAAAAGTTATGCAGAGTTAATCCGGATGAAATACAAAGTTGGTACGCTGACTTAGAAAAAGATTACAGCGATTGGAAATTTGTTATAGGTGAACAACAACATGTATGGCAGTTTCCTATTAGTGATCCTGAAGCAAAGACAGGGCATCGTCTAATGGACGATACAGCATACTATACTCTTTGTTGGAATAGTGATGAACCGGGACCTAAACCATTTGAACAAGGGTGTGCAAAGCCAGAGTATAGAGATAATGATAATGACGAGCTTAATCCAAGGGAATGTTTTAAAGGATATGGATTAGATTTAGTAAACAATTTGCCTATGCGTAGTAAGAAATGGTTAGTAACTATTCATACACCAGGTACTAAATTAATTACACACCAAGACGCTCCAGATAAAATACGTGTACACATACCTATACATACCAATGCAGACAGTAATTGGATAATAGGCGGAAAAGAATACCATATGGAAGTAGGCTGGGCTTATCTTGTTAACACAACTATTCCGCATAGTGTAGAAAACAAAGGTACAACGGATAGGATACATTTATACGGAAAGGTTTGGACAGATGATTGCCGTAAGTTATAGTAAGAAAGACTTTGTATCTAAAATGCAAAGTGAAAATATCACAGATGTAACAGTTGAAGATACTAATGATTATTATATTTGCATTGATTCAACAGGTGGTCCAAACAGTGAGCCTTATTTTAAACAATTTCATCCCAATGTATTAAATTTATGTTTTGATGATGTTGCTGAAGATCAAACAAATTGGGGAGAAGATATACAATCATATTACAAAGCAGTTGCACCAACCCTAACACAAATTCAACACATTTCAAATTTCCTTAAAGATGCTTGTGGAACAATTCATGTTCATTGTATGAAAGGCGAATCACGTAGCAAAGCAGTTGCAGATTATGTAAATAATACTAGAATTAAACATAATGGAAAGTATGCATATACAATTATAAGGAATACACTAGATGAGCTTTGATGTAAAAGAATTACCTATAGGGATCGAATATAGTGACTTTAGAAGTTACTACATAGGATTACAAACAAACTTTGAACATTTAAAATTTACTAATGTAGCTGATACTGTTAATAGTGAAAAACATAAAACTGATGGTGTATACGGTTGGGGTATACAAAGTAATTTAGACGACTTAACAATACCTTGTCCACCTTGGAATGTACACAAGGAAGGTAGCGATGATTATAGAGATACTGAATTAGTATACGGTGTAATTAATAGACTTAAAGTAAAATTTCCTCAAGCAAGACAGTTTAGTATTAGCGGCCATCCACCCGGAACTGAAATAGCACAGCACACCGACACTGATAGATATCTTAAAATACATATTCCTATACTAAGTAACCCTGATGCATGTTTTGTATTTGGTGATAAAAAATATTCGTTAGTTATTGGAAAAGCATATCTAATAAATACTAGACGCCCACACGGTACTATTAATAACGGAGAAACAGATAGAGTACATTTATTTTTTAAAGTACCTGCTGAACATTACATATGAGATTATTAACTGCTAAAGATATAACAGATGTTGATGCATTATTTAATAGTCTCGAATGGGATATAATTGAATTAGACTTTAGCATTAATAAAGATGATTTAGAATTCTATTATACACAATTAAAAACACGATTACAAAATTTATGCTTTAGTTTTAATTCTAAAGAATATCTACGTCCTGAAATATATGATAGATTTCAAAAAGAAAATGCAGTTGGAAATTATCAAGGAAACGTACAAGGTTGGAGTGTTAGTTGGCCAATAGAGCGAGATATTCCATGTCCAAGTAAATCACAAGCTAACATTGATATGTATCCTGAATTACAAAATTTAGATGAAGAAAAATTCTATTATGATTGTGTACCAATGCAAGTTTATAAATTTGGTATCTTAAACAAAATGTTAGAAACACTATCTTTGCAATCATTAAGACAGATGTTAATAGCATTACACCCTAGTGGACTTAAAGTTAATACACATACTGACGGAAAAACTAGAAAACTACATGTTCCATTTTATACAAATAAAGATGCTGTTTTTACTTTTGGCGAAAACAGAGAACGAACATATCACATGGAATTGGGCAAAGGATATATAATTAATACCCTAGTTCCACATGGTACAGAAAATAACGGAAGTACAGAGCGAGTACACTTATTGTCCAGAGTTGATGACGATTTTATGCAATCGCTTTTATTAATAAACTGCAATATAGCAGATAAATAACAGTAACAGGAGATAATAATGAGCAACACATATTTTACACAGGTATTAGACGAACCATACCACTTAGGAAATGGTGAATTTTTGTCAGTAATCACTAACGGAAAAGCACGTCACGAAGGCGAAGAAACAAGAGATTTTAACAAAGATGCAGGTGCAAGAGCAGGATTGCTTAGAGTAAATGCAGATAGTACTACATTTGTAGACTTTTTTGATAAAAGTGATAACGGTGACAGATACCGAGGTATTGCAGTTGTAGGTAATACAGCATATGTAATGCGTACACAAAAAGACAAAGTAGACAGCATTATTAGAGTAGCGGCTGTAAACTTAGATACTAATGAAGTTACAATGATTGAAGAAAAAGGTGTTACAGTACACGGCTCAGAAACTCCTAAAACATTCTGTGGACACTTTAACTTTGGTCGCCCAATTACAGTTGGTACTAAAATTGTTTATCCACCAATTATGAGTGGAATGATTATTGTGTTTGATACTGTTGCTAATACATTTACTGTACACGAAACAGAAGAAAAGTTTGCTTCTATTCATAGTGTGTACGTAGAAGATTTAAATGAAGTTGTATTTTTTCCATATGGTAAAACAACTAACAAGTTGTTAACATTAGACATGGAAACAAATACAATTACTGCACATGAAGCTCCAACTAACGGTGCATTTTATCATGTTAATACAAACGGAACTAAAGCAGTTGGTGCTCCATTAATTATGGACGGTACTACAGAATTTAACTTCTGGGTATATGACGGTGATACAGTTCAATCAGTTGCTTATGATTCATCTAGCACAGATGACATGGGTGGACAAATGGGTTTCAAATACGGAACTATGAACGGTAACACATTATTAACACATACTTGTTGGGAAGGCTGTAAAGAGTTTGTATCATTAAACTTAGATACACTTGCTATTGATAGCTTTGCAACTAATGAGTCACTAGGTAGTAAACCAGTTATTAATGCTGGAGACGTTTACTTGTTTCCATCAATACAAAATCCAAGCATGGTAAATCCAACAACTAAAGTTTTTAAAGTTGAAGGAACTGCAATTAACGAAGTTATGGACTTAGGTACTGCAAATATTACTTCAGGATCAATTAATGATACTGATAGTGTTACAATGTTGGCACCTTACAAGTTTGATTTTAGTGATGCAGGGTTAGGTAGTGATATGGCTATTGTAGATCTTAATTCTAAAACATCAAAACTTATTCCAGTTAATTTAAGCCTAGAAACTTATTCTAGTTAATTGTTATGGAGCGTTTTAACGATACGCCCTGCCAAGACGCCACAGGAAAAATGTTCGCTGACTATCACGAATATGTAGACTACGATAAAAAGAATAATCCAGATAGATGCCATTTTAAAAACGCTCAAGGCAGAGAAACCTTTGCTCCTAGTTTTAATCGTGTAAGTGAAATATATCCATACCATGATCTAGGATTTCAAATGCATAAATGGTTTGAGTTTGATCTAGAGAAAGCCCGTGATTGGTATAAACAATTTTTAGAAAAATATTCAGATACTGAATTTCTCTACCAAGGAGAAACTACAGAACCTAACAGTTGGGGTTGTGTATATGGACAAGGGTGTGGGTTATATAGTATTAAAGAAGAACAGTTATTTGGTTATTTGTTAGATATACACAATGCACTAATTGATATGGGATTAGATAAAGATGCATTTGAATGGGTAGTAGTAAAACATACACCAGGAACACGCTTAGGTATGCATCAAGATGAGCCACAATGGCTTACAGTACATTTACCTTTATACACTAATGATAAAACCAATTGGACAATAGGCGGAACTCCGTTCTTAATGCCAACTGACGGGTGTTATATTATTAATAGTACACAACCTCATGATGTTGTAAATTATGGCGACACAGATAGAATACATATCTATTTCAGTATAAAAACTTCACAGGTTGAAAAAGTCTGGGAAAAGCCAAATATAAAAGGAAGTTAGACACTAGTATGAAAGAAGTTACAGATACAAACTTTAACGAGTACTTAGATACTACACGTGGTCGGTGTGTGATGTTGTTCTATGCTAACTGGAACGGCCCTAGCAGTCAGTTTCAAACTAACTTTGCACAACTAGAATCTAGCTATAGTGAAGTTAACTTTGCACAATCAGAAGTAGATCCTAATCCCTCTACATACAACAGATTCACAGTACACGGGGTTCCCTGCGTTAAAGTATTTGAACACACTGATTCAAGTACAACTGTATTAGGAACATTATATGGTGACAGTTCAAAAGAACAAATCAAACAATTTATTGATAAACATGTCTAAACAAAAAATTGTTATAGTAGGCGGTGGTACATCTGGATGGATGACTGCCGCTTATCTTTCTAAAAAAACCGATTGGGACATTACACTTATTCAAAGTCAAGATATCCCTATCATTGGAGTAGGCGAAAGCACACTTCCAAGTATATACGATTTTATTCAAGAGTGTGGATTAACTGAACAAGATCTGTTTGATGATTGTGATGCTGTACGCAAGTATACAATTAAACACAAAAATTGGCACGGTGATAGTTGGTATCATCATTTTTGTTTTAATGAATCAGAACATGACGAACAAATGCGTTGGATGATAAATTATGAAATGCCAGATAAAAAATGGCGCCACGCATATCATATTGATGCTAACAAGTTTGGAATAATGCTTAGAGATAAAGTAGCATTACCTAATGGCGTTAAACTAATAAACAAAACATTAGACACTATAGATGATATTGACGCAGATTTAATTATTAATTGTGCAGGATTTAATAAACTATTTCCTGAAACTAATATGATTAAATCTAGTCTTAAAAATAACTGTGCAGTAGTAGCACCTAGTTATGATACTGAACTAAAGTATTATACAGAAACTACTGCTATGAGTGCAGGATGGATGTGGAATATCTATTTACAAAATAGAATAGGTAATGGATATGTATTTAATAAAGACTACCAAACAATAGAAGATGCAAAACAAGAGTTCATAGATACTTGTCCGTATAAACTAGAATTAGATAAGTTAAGAGTAATTGAGTGGACAGGACAATATAGTGATACTCCTTATCAAGGTAATATTCTAAATGTAGGTTTAAGTGCAGGATTTTTAGAACCATTAGAAGCACAAGCAATATGGTTAATACAATACCAAGTAGAAATGCTAGTAAGACTTTATAACAAGCAAAAAATCTATAACGCACAATGGAGAAAGGTTGTAACGCATATTGAAAAGTTTTTAGAACTTCACTATACTGCAACTAGTAAAAATACTCCATATTGGAAAAACGAAGTTAAAGAAATTAAGATTAAAAAGACACCGTTTGCTATTTTTGATGAGTACAGTTATCGTTGCCTAGCGAAAGGTTACGCTCTTCCATATACTTTAGAACATTAATACGCCACAGACGCTGTGGAACATTAAACAACATCATACTTTGTTCTAACTTCCATATACCACGTCTTGCTAATAATGGCATCATAGTATCATTCATACGTTTACTTTTACCACCATCATCATTTATGTTTGTACTAATATAAAGTTCTGCATTGAGACTTTGTTCTAATGCCCAATTGATTTGCAAATTTAATAACTGACTTAGTTGTATTCCAGTCTTAAAAATATCTCTACCAGTGCCTAATGTATAACCAGGTAATTGGGCACCACGGAATAAACATCTATATGCATCTGGACTAACTTCGGGTAGTTTATGTATGCCAGCAATACTAACAATTTTATCTTTGTGTGTAGCAACAGTCCAAGCACCTTCTTCTAGTACCCATTCCCATTTCATTTTTTTAAGAGATGTGTTATTGCTGAAGTTTTGTGATTTGCAAAATTTCTCTACTAACGATTCATCGTCTTTAGTAGCAAACCTAAAATTCATTTTTCCAAGTTTTACCATTAGCTATATTCATCCTGTGTGAAAATGTTTTAGTATTCATGTCAAATATATCGCCTGTACTTTTACCATTAATAATACAATGGGCTAACTTAGATGTAGCAGTAATTGGATTAAACATCACATGTGTTCTTTTTTCATCTATAGTGTTAAAATCAAAACTAGGTGAATCGTATCCAATCATTACCGGCGGAGCATACTCTGTCATGCCGTACCAATTAGCAACAGTCTGTACTCCACGCTCTTTGAATGCATCAATAAATGATTGCTCAATTTTACTACTACCAGTAACCATATAACGTACACAACTCATGTCTAAGTCTTTAAAGCCTTTTGTCTTTTGTAACAACTCTAAATGGCGTGGAATTAACGCTATATACGTCGGTTTAACGCTACTAAACAACGTAGGGTAGGTAAGTGCATTAAAGTTAGCACTAACTAGCTGTGCGCCGCTTATATAAGCAGGAAGAGCTGTTATAGTATAGTGTGCTATAGTGTTTGCTGGAAAGACATCCAATACAATATCGTCTTTAGTTAGTCCAATTTCTTTTGCTGAAAGTTTTGCAGATTGGTTAATATATTCCCAAGAGTGTGTTACACGTTTTGGTTCATCTGTACTACCTGATGTGAATAGAGTAAGCATATACTTACTTATTTGAAAACTATTTTGGAATTATTGGATGTGAATTAAGCAATCATTTTGATCCAAGCCGCGCCATCGTAAAATACTGGATAAGCGTTTCCTGAACCAACCCCAACTGGATCCCAAGTAGTTCTGTCAGCGACAGCAATCATACCTAGTGTTGGAGTGTTAGGTTCTGCTGACGAAGCCGCCAATTTTGCAAAACCGTTAATGTCTAATGTAGCCAATGGTGTAAATGCAAGAGTGTTGTTAATAGCAACCCAACCATTTGACATGATTGACATTGTTTTTAACTCTGGACTACTTGCAGAACCATTGTTGTTAATAATTCTAATTGAACCTTTTGCTATATCGTTTGATACTGTAGTGTTAGGATCAATTTGGAATGCAATTACACTTGATGGAACTAATGTATCAGTAGTAGCATCATAACTTCTAGCGTCAATAGCACCTAGGTAATCACCAGCAGTACCTTGTACCGGAGTTACTATATCGCCATGACGACCAGTAAATGCCATTTTAGAAATACCACCAAAACTGCTCTGTGCTAAACTGACCATGTCAATTGGCGGTGAACCGTCTACGTTAGTAATTTCTAAACCAGTACTATATACATCTGTTACGTCACCAATCTTAATTGTTTCTGCGTTTCTAACTCTTAGTACTTTACCTTGTGCATAAATTGAACCGTTATCAATAACAACTGTGTTGTTAACACCATCAACTAGTACGCCACTATCATCAGCAAAAACTGAACCTGTTACGTCACCTGCAAGTGTTCCACTAAAAGTTGGAGCAGTTACAGTAGCTGAAAAGATAGCTGAACTTGCCGCAATTGATTTAAGTGCTGGATTGTAAAATGTTGTTGCATCGTTGGCTTTGACTGTACCTGTTAATTCGCCTGTTACATTAACTGCACCTGTTGCAACATTAAGTAATACTGTACTGTCGTTACCAATTACATTTGCATTAATAGAAAGTGCATCAATTTGGTCTGTTACATTAAGAGTGTTAAGGTGTGCTGTTGCAAACTTGTTACTAGATGAACCTAAACTTCTAGCACCGTCAACATCTGGAATAATATCTGATTCGATTTTAGCTGATAAATTAACTGTATCAGTATTAGAATCACCAATTTGTAAATTACCACCTAACGTTAAATTTCCGTCAGCAGTGATATTACCGGTTGCAGTAATGTTTCCTGTTACGTTTACATTACCTGTACCTGTTAAATTGTAGTTATTTAGGTCTAAGTCTGCACCAAGGAACGTACCAGCTGTGTCAACTGCTAACCCGCCTGCGGTAGTTCCATCTCCTACATACAGCTTTTTAGTGTCTGTAGTATAGATCAACTCTCCGTCTAACGGAGTAATTAAAGCCCTCTGGGCATCTGTTCCTCTTCGTAATCTTAAAGCCATTTATAGCACTCCTAGTATCTTATACATGTATTTATGCCAATACCTAAAATTTACTTCTGCTTTTTTAAGAACTGTTTAGTACGCTTTTGTACATCAGTCTTAACACGTTCCGAATCTACACGGAAATCGACATTTTTAATAGCAGTATTGTAGTTAGTAAACATCTCGTTAAGTGCATTTTCGACCTCTTTAAGGGGGTCTAATTTTGACTTATCTTTAATTTCAATCTCCCACTTCTTACCGTTGTGGAAAAATACTGTTATACTTTCTACATATTCCAAAGGTATGGCATCGATATCAATGTCCTTAAATACCTCAGGCCATTTAGCTATTATATCTTGTGGTAATCGTTTTTTCTTACGATTTGCCACGACCAGCCGCCTTCTTTGCTGGTGCTAGTTCGTCTGCTTGTTTACGTAGGTCTGTAGCTTCTTTAAACAGTCTATCGGCATCTGCTCTTAGATTTTTAGCTAGGTCAGCGTCCGAAAGTGGAGCATCTCCTGGTGCTACTGTTGGCGCTGTAGGCTCTGCAATTTTTGACGCACTAGCAACTTCTGTAACTGAACTTCCACCTACTGCTAGGTCTGAAATACTAACACCTTTTTGCTCTGCAATAATTTTATTTAATTCTGCTAGATTAATGTTAGTTGAGTTATCAGGAGTCATAGTAATGTCTTTAGTTGCGATTTTTGTCAACTTACCTTTACTATGAAAAGCTGGTAACATAGTGCTACCATCTTGTAGTTGTGTTCTTTGCATAGCATCAGCTAATTCTTCAGCTACTTGACCTGTATTACTTTCAATAAGATTCATTAAGACATCGTGGTCTTGATCTTTTAAGTTTTCTGTTTGTACTACTAAACAATGTTCTGCATCGTTTGGTAATGTTCTGAATGCAACAGCAACTTTACGTCCTGTCTTTTCAATTCTTCCAATGTGTTTTAACGCCATATTATTTCTCCTTAGGCTCCTAATACTGCACTTGCATCAGCTGGTGATACTGGTGTATCTTTTGCTGGTGTTGCAGGCATAGTAGGTGCATTAGCCGATTCGGCTACTTGTTGATTTTGTACCGTTGTTAGGAATACATCTAATTTATTAAATGTTTTTCCAACTGCTTCTAGTTCGTTAGCTTTAAATGCTCCACGACTTTGTGCAACTTCGATAATAGTTTTTAAAACGCCTAGGTCCTGTACAGTTAATTCTGCCGCGGCCTGAGCTCCTGTTGGTGCACCACCCTGTGGCATAGGTGCTTGGCCTGCGCCATCTTTTCCTACTGTAGGGGTTGATGCAACTTTTGTTGTATCATTTGACATTTATATTCTCCTTGTTTTGATCATAACAAGCATATTAATCTATATGCTATTATTATTTACTTGTTGATACTTAGTTGTACTTTAAATGTGGACAAGCCAACATGAAATAACTTAACTCTCGATGTTGTTCAAATCCAATTCTTATACACCGATTATATGCACTATCTGGATTATCAGATAGCACTATAGTTTTTCCAATATAAAATCGGCCTTTTAGATTGGTCTTAATCCATTTACGGATTGAATCTTCCATATTATATTTTGGTGTTAGATTACAAAACTCAAAATGCTTTGGTGCTGATTTTGTTTCTCGAACATCAAAAAAGTCTAAGGCGTTGGGTGTATTTTTCTTATCCAGCACTATTTTCCTTTTTCGTAATGTGCAGTAACACCAAATGGCGCCTGCATATTCTTATCATGATAGCTATGTACAATAAAGATAGTATCACAATAATCTTCATCACCCCAGCTATCCCAAGGATAACCATCAGTGAACATAATGAACTTCTTAGGAACAATATCATTTTCTTTCATGTATTCCCAGTTAGCATTAAAGTCAGTACCGCCGCCACCAATAACTTTATATTCACGTAAGTTACTAGGCGAATCTGCACTAAAGTCTTCTTCACCATATACGGCTGTATCAAAGCACCATAGTTTAATTTTATAGTCTTGATACTCATCCATAATACCTTGTACTTCGCTTAAGAAGTCAGTTGCTTGATCGTCACCAATTGAACCTGACATGTCAATAGCAATACAAAGATCAACAGTATCTTGGAAGTTCATACCTGGAAGTATTGCACCAGTATGCCAACCTTTACGTGAAGGACGAGCAAAAGTAAAATCATTACGGATAGTACTTTCAATCTGTTGTCTAAGTAACTCTCTCCAAGACATTTTAGGCTCAGTAAGATCCTTAATCATACGTTCTACTTCTTTAGGAACATTACCAGCACCTGCCGCCTGTGCCGCAGACATCATGTTCTCTTTAATTTCATCACGTATTTTAGCAAGTTCTTCTTTTGAATAACTAGGCTTATTGCTTTTACTTTTACCTTTACCTGTTTTAGGTTGTCCTGGGGTATTACCTTTCTCCCAATCAACGTGTTCGTCAAGTAACTTACCTAATTGATCTAATTCTTCTTGATCATACTTTTCAAAGATGTCATCATATACAGCCTCTGAAGACCAACCATCATATTTAAAGTCTTGGAAAATTGGAATGTCTTTAGGCTTATCTCCAATACGATCACGTACTAGTGTATTGTTTACAATATAGTCTGCCGCAATATTATGTATTTGCGGATCTCTATCTTCTCTACGTGTCATGTGATCAAATACACAATGAAGTATTTCATGTGCAATTACAAATTCTATTTCTTTATTAGACATCTTAGCAAAGAACGGAACACTATAAAATAGGTGTCTACCATCTGTGGCCGCAGTTGGACACCAATCACTTGCTTCTTTAATAATAAGCCTTGTAGCCATATTACCAAAAAATGGGTGACGTAGTAACAAGCCAACTCTAGCTACAATAATTCTGTCCAAAACTTCTGCACGAAGTTCGTCAGTTATTTCTATTTCTGGAGTTTCTGTTTCTAGTTCTAATACGTCTGTTGCCATGTGCCTATTCCTTATTGTTTATACTTACAGTATACACTATTTAATTGAGTTTGTCAACCAAATAAAAAGGGTAGAATACCAAAAGATATCCTACCCTTATCAGTTAACTAGCCTGTGCGGCAGTAATGTACTTACCGTACTTTTCATGGAACTCATCAAAACACTCAACTTCATCTGGATCGATTGGAAGTTGATATTGTGTTAGACCTAATTTGATACCCATAACTACTAGCTCAGTATCAAAATTGTCCATTGAGAACCTTAAGAAATTATTGACCATTTCGTCAAACTTCTTATTGCCTTTGTCGTTAGCTTCTTTAAGTTCGTAACATAAAGATACAGTCAAGGAATACATGGCACTGATTTCTCGTGTATCTAATGTTTTTACTTTACCTGCGAGTACGTCACTCGGGTTAGGTAACTTAGATGAAACTTTACGATGGGCCATGAACTTTACTGCCAGGCCTTCGCCAACTGAACCACTAACTAAATCAGTAGTGGTTGTCTCGTCATCATCATCCTCTAGTAGTTCGGATACAAATGACCAAGAACGAGGTGTAGCAAACGAACGACTTGGACTTTTTGGATCAAAGTCATACAAGTCCTTCTTGCTAAATGTTAAGTAACCAACAACATCTTGGTGGATATCATTGTTTACTGCCCACTGGAACCAATCGTCAAAATCAACTTTAAGTTCTAAGTGAACAAATCTATTTGCTAACGGTGCTGGCATTCTGTATGTAACACCCTTATCAGCATCTCTGTTACCAGCCGCTACAATAAGAACGTTATCAGGTAGTACATAAGTACCAACCTTACGGTTAAGAATTAATTGATAAGCCGCCGCCTGTACAGCCGGTGCCGCAGAGTTCATTTCGTCTAAGAACAATACAATAAATTTATGTTTCTTAGCAAACTCTTGAGTTGGCAATTCTTGTGGCGGTGCCCATTGCATTGTATTATCGTTTGAACTATAATACGGAATGCCTTTAATGTCTGTTGGATCCCATAGTGACAAACGAATGTCAATCATGTGTGCATCAATCTCTGACGCAACCTGTCCAACGATGTCCGATTTACCAATACCTGGTGCTCCCCAGATAAACAAAGGACGTTTCTTTTTAAATGCTCTAACAATGCTCTTCTTTGCATTATTAGGACTTACTGTTCTAATTGCAATGTTTTCCATTTTGTATTCCTCTTTCTGTTTGTTCAGTGCCATACTTAATTTCTTAGTATGTATATATAATAGCACCTCTTTATCAAAAGGTCAACCAGAAAACGCAGTTTTTTTAAGAAAAAATATGTAGTAATATCAAGGGGTTAGTTCTTCATCTGTCCGTTTTAGGGCTTTAGCTAGTCCATATTTACGGACATCTCCACTAAACAGATGTAATTCCATGCTCTTTTTTTCACTTGTAACTGTAATATGCTTGTTAGTTACATAGTATGGACAATCAATAAACTTATCTAAGAACAGTATAATTTGGGTAGTTATTTTAAATTCGGGAGGAAATGGTATTTCGTAAGTAACTAATTCTAATTGGTCTGTAATAAACATCATGCCTTCGTCAGTTAGACGTAACCCGCCAACTGCTCTAGTGTTTTGCCACCATAAAGGCATATATTCTTTTAACGTACTATCATTAATACTAATGTTGGCTTGTTTTAAGAACACCTTGGTATAGGTTTCTTTCCAGTTCATTCTATTCTTCTTCTACTACTGGTCCGGTAGTTAACTTTACAACAGTAAACTCTTTAGTTGTAAATAATTCGTTTAATTTACTTGCTAAGTTGTGTGCATGACCAGGATTACTGAAACTAACTTTTTTATATTTAGGCCCAGGATAATTAGTTAATGAATTTAAACTTTTTAAGTTAAAAGGATTACCTTGATAGAATACTGCCCAAATAGCCTCAGCGGCTAGAATCTGCTCGCTTCTATAAGACTTTTTGTCTGTATATTCTAATAAAATATTTGGTTTTGGTCTACTCATTTATTATCTTCTCCCATAGTATTTATCCAAAAAGGAGAGTTAAATGCGTAGTTTATTAGTTACTTCCAGCCTTGTCCGCCGCCGTCTACAGTTACATTAATAACTTCTTCAGCGTTCTTTTCTTGGTGTACTAGAGCTTCTAAATCGCCGTGTAAGCGACTCATTACACTACCGATAGTAAATGCTAAGTTCTTAGCATCTCTAATGTTTAATGTAATGTCTTTTAGTTGCTGGTTATCAGCAGTCTTAACTCGGTCAATAAACTGCTGTAATGGAATTGTATTTAATGGATTAACGGTTGGCACGTGATAACTCCTGTCTCATTTCAATCTCTGTTTTGAATGGACCTTTATATTCATAAGTTTCTAACGTTACTAGTTTTGGGCAAAAACTTTTGACCCAACCCTTATCAAAGTGAATACAAAAATAACCTGCACAATACAAGCTCTTTGATTTTTTACTTTTTGTAAATAACCCAAACTTACGTTTTACATCAAACATACTGTTGTAAGGAATAGTACTAGTTGGCAGATTATAAATTTCTTTTGAAATATTTTTCTTTGCTTCACTAACGTCTGATTTATTCCAAAGTAGAGAACCTAAATTCTTTTCAACAATACTTTTTGTATCATACATATATGTTCCAGTGTCGCAACTATACATATATTTGTTATCAGCATCACGTGATAGTGTGCCTTTCTTTTCATTTGAGTCTGTATCTTCAATAATCCAGAACTTGTTTTTTAATATTTCGTTTGCTTTTAGTTTTGTCATTTTACCGGATACCTCGCTTGTAATGGTTTTGAATATGCTTGTGCATTATCAGAAATTCGTTGCATATCATATAATGCACAAAATTTCATAAGACGCAACCCAACCTGTGAAATATTTTTAGGTTGTGCATTTTCGTTAATAGTATTAGAAATCTTTTCTTTAATGTTTTCAGGCTGTGCAGTTAGGTCGCATAGTACAACATTACGTTGATAGTCATCTAGTACACGATGCTCTTCACCGTTATGATCTACCCAACGTTGTAGCATCATGTTATTCCAGTTGTAACCTTTTGTGCTCTTATCTTCATATGCTTCTTGTAAGCCAACTTTGTTCTTTGTGCCTTTCTTACGCACACCAGGATATGCACTAAACACATTATCACTAGTGTCGCCTCGCATACATTTTTCAAATAACATATAGTCTGGATTAGGAGCAGGCTTTTCTAAACCTGTTTTCTTATCAATTATAGGTTTTCTTTTCTTATCATCAAAGTAGCCTTCATGTGTGATAATAGTATTACTAACACCGTTGTATTGTGTTACATTAGGTGCAATTAGTTGTGCAAAGTCACCGTCAGTACTAATAATAACGTGTTCATCGTCTGGATGATGTTGTACCCAACCAGCAATTAAATCATCTGCTTCAAGTTCAGGATGTTGCATAACAGTACAGTTAGTCTTTGTAGTTACAAAATCTTTAAATGCATCAAACGTTTCCCAGAATACTTTTTCTTCTTCTGCTTGACTAGGACTAAGTGCATCACGTGTCTCTTGCCGATTACGTTTGTAAGGCTCGTAATAATCCTTACGCCAACTACGACCTTCTAAGCAGAACACTATATGATCTGCATCAAAGTCTTCCCATGCTTTCTTAATACTGTTTAATGTAATATGAAACGCCATGCCTACTTTTGTATCAAGGTCACCACGTACTACATGCCTTGCTCTAAAGAATGTATTTGCCGTGTCTACTAATACGTATTTCATAATGTTACCCACTCCGTTTTGCCTAATATATATAATGCCCATATAGCATGAAACGTTTCATTAGGATGAAATCCATTAAGACTGCTTGTCTTTAATAATTTGTTACTTGCTTCTAAATTATCTAACTGTTTCATCATATACTCTTGTTTACCTTCTACATTTCCGTATGTACTGTAATGCTCAGTCCACCAACCGGCTTCGTTAATTACAGGTAAATCAAAAACGTTACCATGCATCTGTGAAGTTAATCTAACCCACGGACATGTTACTATTATAAACGATTCTGTATTAAAGTCAACCTGAAATGGATTAAAATTCTTCCAAACTAGACCATTTACATTTGTATGTAATTTAAGAATTCGATCATATTCGGTTAACATCATTGTATCATATGCCTGAAACCATTCGGCATCAGTCATCTTGTTCGTTAATGTTTGTTTAGTTGTATAAAGATTATCATAACCTTTTAACAATCTATGTTTATCTTCAATTTTAGATTGGTCTCTACCGGGACTAGTTAATTGTAATTGGACAAATACTTCTTCATAAAGAACAGAATATTCTTCAAGTAATCGATCTAAGTCTTGTAACATGTTTTGGTTACAGTTACCAGGAACTGCTGATAGTATTAGATCACTATCCAGCATTTTTGCACTATGACTTGCAAATGAATGATTGACTCTATATGTTATATTATCTCTACCAAGTCCGCTTTGTACACCTTGAAAGTTATCACCATAGGTCCAACTTTCACCTACAGAAATTAACAGTCTTGATTTTTTCTTGTTCTTAACATACACTTCTGTATTTCTAGCAGAAATCCAATCTGGTTTAGTTGGGCACTCACGAACCCATACACGAGTTCCTAAACTTTGTTGGATTATTCCGGGTGTATAACTATCTGACGGAAAGGTAACTTGTTCTACCCATTTAGGATGCTTCACTTTTGCCATCTTTTCTAGGAACAATTTTAATATGGCCAGCTTCTCTTTGCGGATCATGTCCTTGTTCTGTCAAAATTGTTCTAGCAACATCTTTAAACCAACCGTCAATAATTTCTTCGTTTGTTTCACCTTTATATCCAACATCAAGTAACTGCTCAATAAACTCGTTATTCCAATCAAGTTCAAAGAAACCATTCTTAATATCTTTTGGATTAACTTGTGTATCTAATACACCAACCCAAGGTTTACCTGCTTTTGTTGCCTCAGCTTTTTCACGTTCCATAGCCTCTTTACTTGTAGGAGGAGTATTACCATCACTACTTGATTTAGACTTTGTAAACATAGTTTTTAGTTTTTCAATCATAGTCTTTCCTTTATAGTAGACCTTTTTCTCTTAACTGTTCATCAAGAGGTCTAGTGTCTTTTGTTGCGTTGTGCTTCTTAACCTTTAACATTTCATCAAGTTCCCCAGGCATTTCCGAATAAGCTGATGTGTAGTCTTGGAGTGAATCGCCATCCTTTTGCCATACACGCTTCAGCAACATCTTTAACGTTGAGGGAATATTCTTCACTGCGTCCACCCAAAGGCATAAGATATACTGGACATTGTACCCCGGCACTTCTGTAAGCCTCCACAGCTCTTTCAACTTCTTCAAAGTCGCCTTGAGTAGCGACAACAAACTTAAGATAGATGTCGCAATTAGTAATAGTACTATACTGACTAGCCACATCAGGCTTAATAGCAGTATCCCAAGGTTCTCCACTAACACTAAGTTTTGGGGAACAAGACCATGTAACTTTAATCCTGTCTTGATTGTTGAGATAGTCAAAGAAATCTTCGTGTAAAGTTTGCGTAGTGTTTGTTTCAAATGTAACATTTTTTAAGTCCTGCATACGTGGATGCTCGAATAATTCAATATATAATCGTTGCCATGCAAGTAATGGCTCGCCTCCGGTTAATATTAAATGGACATCTTGTCCATTGTCCTGTACCCACTTACCATTTGGAGTAAGTGAAAGTAAATGTTCAACAACAGCATCAACACCTGCTAGTTTATTAAAGTGTTTAAACTCAGGGTAGATACTTGCGTATGTATCACAACCTGTGTGTATAATAGGCAAGTCATTAAATTCTTTTGTAGTTTCGTGTACACCAGCATCAATCAATGCTTTAACTTCTGCATTGTGTTTTTTGCCGTCTTTGTGTTGTTCCCAACGATCACGTTTCTCATCTGTACCAAAGTTCATACAACGAAAATTACAACCAAATGTACGTAAGAACACACTAGGTACTCCTACATATTGTCCTTCACCTTGTACACTATAAAATGCTTCTGAGTATCTAAGTTGAGCTGGCATTATAATTCCTCCGCAATACCTAGTAATTCAGCAATAAGAAATCCACTTGCAAGCCAAACAATACTACCAGTATACAATGCTATAGCACAAGCACCAATACGTAATGTGCTTTTTATAATACTAATATAAAAATGTTTTTTATTAGGATCTCTAGGTTGTGGTACAAATACTCTTTCTGGAATAGGCATTATGACACCACCTTAAGCAAAGGCTCAGTAGTCGTACTATCATTATAGTCATCACCAAAGAACCTACGTACCGTTGTTTCTTTGCGTAGCATACCGTCTTTAACACGATACGTAATAAACTCTTGCTTAACAACTCCTGACATATCGCCCAGGCTGTCAACTGCTGATTTTAATGGTCCGTCACTCATTTTGAAAACTCCTGTTGTAATTTAATATTGTCCATAAATTCTTTTTTAGTACCCGCATCTTCATTAAAAGCACCTTTAAGCACAGTTGTCTGTGTTAAACTGCTAGTTGCCATAATGCCTCTATTCTCACAACACCCATGTGTTGCCTGAATATAAACACCTACGTTCTTTGAACCAGTTGCTTTCATAATCTCACGTGCGATATCATTACAAAGTTCTTCTTGTAGTGTACCACGTCTAGCACACCATTGTGCAATACGTGTGTATTTGCTTAAACCAATTAGTGTTTCAGCGGCAATAATACCAATGTATGCAATACCTGTTACTGGTTGATGATGATGTGAACACACACTTTTAAGTTCTGAACGTACAACTAACATACCTTGATAACCATCATCTACATGATTAGGAAATGCAGTTGCATTAGGCATAGGATCATAACGTCCTGCCATTAGTTCATTAATATACATTTTAGCAAGACGTCTACCAGTGTCCATACTGTTAGGATCATTTGCTCTATCAATTAATAAACTATCTAATACTGATTCAAACTTAGGTGTAAGTTCTTCAATCAGTTCTTCTTTGTCGCCCTTCTGTAGGACTAAACTAATATTATCACCCGCCCAGTAACGTATGCCTTGTTCTTCTAGGCGAGCTTTAATTTGTTCACTTTTACTCATTTGTTTCTCCGATGTTAAGGCAGTGGATTGCCAAAGTTAGTATTATTATATACTTTATTTAGGTTTTTGTCAATGACTTTAAGCACCAAAATGTTTGTCTAACATTTCAAGTCTGTCATTAGCAGTGGCCATTTTATCTAACTCTTTTTGAATTGTTTCGATAATATCTGAATGCTCACCAATACCTACAACATTCTGCATATATACTTCGATGTTAGTCTTATGCAATTCAATCTCCGCTTCTGCGTGTTTCCTTGCCGCTTGTATCATTTGCTGTTTCAACATAAAGTTCCTTTCTAAAATTGTGACGGCAAATACTCTGTAGCAATCATTTTATGAATCATTTCATCAAAATGCTCTCCGTCTACAGTATAGTTGCCTACGTTGATATCTTTTTGTTGAAGAAACCAATCTTCAACGGTCGTCTTTGCTACTTGGATATAATTGAAATCAAAAAATTCTTTGTTCATTTCTTTTGGTATCCATGTCCAACTGTTTATTCCAAACAGTTTTACTTTAGCACCGTTGTTACGGCACAATTCTTGTATAATATATATCTCCTTAAACCACTCACGTTGTGCTTTAAGGCTCATAACTTCCATCCATGTTTTTACAGTCATGTATGGTTCATTTCTTAGATCAGGCTTTGCTAATTTAAAGTCTGGGTCGTATACTGATTTAAAGGGTACTTCCTTTTGAAAGTCCATTGGCCAAACTTGCATTGGTATGTCATTAACACTACCGTCAGATGTTTGATTAGCAGGATACCAACAGTCGATGCGTCCTTTTGTAAGTTCTTTAACATAGGTTGCATCTAGCGGTACAATGTTTTCATAGTGTGTAGGAAATTGAATACTTAATCTAAAACGATTCCAGTAGGTCATTTGCACAACAACTTCTTCAATGTCGTCATATGTTTTAAACAAATGACTTAACCATTCTGAATAAGTCCACCAACCGTTTTGTGGATTAGCAAATATAACGCCGTCAGCATCTTTACTATTAATGTAATGTTCAGCCCAGTTGTTATCATTCCACTTACCACTATAAGGCCAGTGTTCTTGTGTCATGTCTTCTTTTGCTTCAGGCATATCACCAACGTGATATCCACTTGTATGACTACAACCTATAGCGGCAATTCTCATGACTCGTAACTTTGTTTTGTAGGAAGAACACCACGAACACCACCTTTTGGATCGTCCATATCCCCGTCACGTCTAAAAATTAAATGTACATGTGGATACATACAAGTTTGTCCTGCACTCTTGCCTATATTAATACCCATGTTGTAACCTGTAATATTATTGTTTTTACTTACAACATTTTCGTAGCCCATAGTAACACCATAATTAAAACATTTCATAATAGCTTCATGTGTGTTTTCACGTGGTACAATTAGTGTGTGTCCTTCTGTAACAGGATACTTGTCATTGTATACAACAAAGTCTCTTGTACTAATCTGTACATCGTTCCAAGGTGCTCTACCATCTGCTTGAGCTTGTTCTAAATTATCAACTTTCATTTTATACTCCATTTCGGATCACGTTTAATTAACTTCTTAGGTCTTAGTTTTAAGGCTCTAGTCATTAAATTAATTATACCACCTTTCTTAAAGTTTGTCAAATATCTTTTACGTTCTAATTCTTTAATCAGTTCATCTGTAAGTAAACACTCTTCTAAACCGACCTTATTTGTCAAGTTAGTTGTTGTAAACTTAATGTAGCACAACGGGTCACCACGCTTAATAGACAGCTTAGATCGCGTATTATCAAAGATAAACCCCCAACTAGTAGTCCTTATCCACTTGTGTATATTAAAAGATCCACCAACAACTTCTCCAGGAAAGTTTTCGTTATGCATAAATGGCGGAAGTATTTCCATTAAGCAAGGCTCGTCTGCAACAAACAAATAATTTAAATTAAATTGAAATAATGGTTTTTTAACATCGTGCATATCTTCTTTAGGGTGTATAGTAAACAAGTTATGTAATTGATGGTCATCAATTTCGTTAGATGTAACAACTACTATTCCGTCTTTAACTTCTGCATCAAACGACACAGGAGACTTTAATAGAAACAAGTTGTTATAAAATCCTTGATATGAAGGACAATCAATAACACCACGCTTGTTGTAATCTTTGTTAACTACTTTTGGCGTTTTAAATCTTTCAGGTTCTATAACTAATAGATCAGGAATAGCACCTGCCCAACACCACCCTATATCAGCTGTCATATTCGCCTACATTCTCCCAAGGATATACTAACCATACATCATTTTCTTCTTTATTAATTTCGTGGCAAGTGTAATTTACGTCATGAAAAGTACTTGCTAGGTTTTCAGTGAGTGTAGCAAAGCGAACATTGTTACCCCAAACACGTTCCCATTTAGGATCGTCGGGTAAACAACTTGCTTGCCAGTCTTGTTTAATCCAGTTAAATGTAGCACCAGTATCGTTGATATCATCTACAATAAGAATTTTCTTTTCTAATGGACCACCTGTAACTTTTAATGCATCATCACTTACATAACCATATGCATCTTCAGCCATCCAAAAGTTACTTTCTTGATGACTTTCACCATCACGCAATGCTACTTTAATTGCTTCGCAACGAATGCCTGTCATGTTTGAAATAATAGTAGCAGGTACATTACCTCCACGTGTAATACCTACAATATAATCAGGACGCCAATGGTCCTTATACATTTGATTTACAATATTAACGCACATGTTTTCTACGTCAGTCCAACTATAGTAATGTTTCTTAATCATTTTTGTTTCTCCAAGGGTATGTTTCTTTCATTGCTAACCTTAATGGTCCTTGTGTGTGTATTTCAGGATCAAAGGGTACAAATTTGATAGTAGGTGTAAATCTGTGAAAGTCTTTGAAAGGAGTAGCAGTATGTAATATATTACTTTTGAAAATAATCATACGTCCTGGAATAGGAGGGATAGCAATAATTTCAGGATATGATTGACCTTCAATAGTACCTTCGTGTTTAAGGTTAGTAATAAACTTTGTTTCACCACCTTGATTAATATCCCAGCTATTGTTTGCATAGAACATAAATGTCCATGCATTATCACCTTCGTCATCAATGTGATAGTTTGCTAATTCACGTGGTGCAAAGATGTTTGCATGTGATCTTTTTAATACTGATCCATGTACATGCGGTACATGTTCTTCTAAGAATGTCCAAAGACTGTTAAATGTTTTAGTACCTAAGTAATCTCCGGTACTCATTCCTGTTGGAGGCAAATCAACATCGTCAACTTCACCGTAGAAATAATTCCAACTAGCGACTTCTGTTACTAGTTCATTTAGTTCAGGTGGTCCAAATACTTCATCATATATTTTAATATCACCATCTAAGTATTCTGTAATTTTAGGCTTATGCATCTTTCAAATAATCCCTATTATCAATCCACTTGCCATCTTTGACAAAGCCCCAGCTTTGTGCTTTTTTACCCATAAAGAACAAACTCCAACATGGAATGTTATTGTTGTTCTTGTCTTTAGCAAGTTCTAACCAATGCAAATCTTTTGCACTTCTAAATCTAATATGTCCTGGCCCACGCCAAAACTTACCTTCAGGTGTATGTTCCCAATAGCCACCACTTAAAATAATAGCACCCCAACTCCATGGATGATCATGTAGTGTAGGTTCATCGCTTACAAGAACTTTGTGTAGTGTAATATTAAACGGAAAGTTTTTACGTTCTTTTAAAAATAGATAATAACGGATAAGGTAAGGTACCTTTCCGTCTCTGTCTGTAATTACTCGACGTCTTCCAAGTTTGTCCATAATCTTAGAAAGGAATGTCATCATCAAATTCACCTGCTTCTTTTTTACCTTTGTAATCTTGCTTAACTAAATCATACATAGTTTTAAAATTATGCCAAACTATTTTTAGTGCTGGATACTCTTTACACATTTCTGTTATTTCATCTTCGTCTAATGTATTTAGGCCAACGTCAGAAAAAAGTGTACTATTAATATCAATACTAGTAATTCCGCCTACTGTTGCACCTGACTGAAATGAGTCATCAAATGAATATGTAACGTCACTCATTGTGTTATCAAGGATAAGCCCACTATCTGATGCACTACCAATAGTAATTGTACTTGTACTGCACTGATCGTCAGTACCAATAGTAATTGAATAGTCATCTTTGTCTTTATCATCCATTACTAATTCCTTTATATAAAGCTCGACCATCAAAGAACTCTTTCTTTAATAGATCTGTTTGTTTTAATAGTGCAGGCAAATAAGATTCATAATTTTCTACATAGTCAACTAACTGTGCAACTATTTTATCTTTATTAGCTTTGTAGCTTTCAAAAGATTCAGTCCACGCACTAGGATATTTAAATTTATCAATAGCCATTTCACTATAGCTTAGTCTATCAGGCACCATAGGAAGTGCATTTACTAATGCACCTTCATACCAACTAATGCCAAGTGTTTCTTGTAGGTTAGCACTAAACACTACTTTTGCTTCACCTAGCAAGTTATGATATTCGTTTTTACTTAATGTTTGTTCTTGACATACTACAAATTCGTATTCAGGAAGTTGCTCCGCTAAGTCACGGAATATGTCTACTTGCTTCTCCGGTGCTACACGATGTGGGAACAAGACCAAGTCTCGCTTCTGCATACCTTTGTAACTGTCTAAACTGTTACGCAAATACTCCATAGGCCAACCAACTCTGTGATTCTTGTTTGGATCCATACGTAAACTTTTTGCAAATAGATCAATATGGAATTGTGTAGCAAAATAGTTATCATCATAACATTCATACATAGAACGTTCTGCATGTCTTACCCAAGGTTTGTCGCCTATTAGTCTACCCAAGAAGTCATGTGGATCATAGCTACCAGCATGCCACATACCACCAATGCGAATGTCAACACCCAATAGTTCTGCCATGTAGCGTAGTTGTATAACTGTAGGGTTCCAGGCATCGGTATAAAGAAAATAATCACCGTCCTTAATAGTTCCTGCACAGAACATTTCTCCTATTTGTTCTAGTTGTTTACTTTTGTAAACGTTAGTACCACCAAAGTTGAGAAAAGCCCCAGGCGTTGTAGCCTGAGGCGTTTCCCCTCCACTAATAATCTTTACGTCCATATTTGTAGCACGTTGAAGTTGCTTTGGAAGATATTCTTTCCATTGCTTAGTATAACGGGTATCTACTGCTTCAATGTCTACAATGTACGTTGTCATTAGTTAGGTTTCCTATTCCGGGTAAACTTACCCTTATTCTTATTATCACGATTCTTCCTCAATTTGGAAGGATCTAAATAGAATTGCCATGCTCGGCTATTCTTGTTGTACAAATCTTTTTCATCGAACTTAAAACCGTAGTTACGACAAAAAACACGGAACTTATCCAAGTCATCAAAAATTTTGATAATCTCAGGCTTTTCTTCCCAGTACGACATTGCTTTACTCCTTTAGCTTTTTGCATACTCAATATGTGCGCCGTTTTCTCCATCTTCACTAATGTCAATATGAATCTCACGACCGGGGTATTTAGCATTGATCTTTTGGTACAGATCGTCTGCCATCATCTCACAACTTTTATAATCTACATTTAGTTCACCTTCATATAGTTTCATTAACCATCGTTTAAATTGAATAAATTCGATATCTCTGTCGTTGTGTGTTACAGTGATAGCGACCTTAAAATGGAATATGTGTCTGTGGGGATATCCCAAAAACGAAACATCATATTCGTCACCTGTTGCAAGACTAGGATCATCTAGTGCCGCAGGATACTTATGGATACCTTCTTTAGTAAAAGTAACCCAAATCATTCTTTTTGCGTTGTTCATAAGATCTTTCATGTTTTCTTCTTTAGTCCTTCTCATCATATAATCATGATGTGATTCGTAGTTGTTATTTGTACTCATAGTATACTATCTTTCGTCCTCATTGTCAACCGGATTATCGTTTTCATATTTGGACCAATCTGTAAATTTTGAACGGTCTTGTAAGTCATGTACTTGATGAATCCAAACTCCAGCATTAGATGCCTTAAAGTCTTTGTCATCAATTTTAATACAAGCATTATAGTTTAGTAGATCAATGTAAGGAAGTTTAACACTAATTTGGCTAATAAATTTATTATCTTCGTTGTACCCTGCTTCTATAACATACTCATGATATTTTACATCATAGTCTAATGTAACCATATAACCTTCTTTAAGCAAACCATGTACAAGTGTATCCCATGCCTTGTTAGTAGCATCGTCACCGTGTGGTAATTTTATTTGAAAACTTTGATTAGCACCAAGATAGATATGATCAACGTGATGCTTGTGTGCTTGTTCGAGAACTTCATCTAATGGAGGACATCCTACGACAAATAGTGTATCCATTTCAAATGCTGGTGTTTTTTCTACTTCATAACCAGTAAAGTATACTACATCATCTTTAACTACACCATCTGAATAATCACGTTTCATTTTTTGTTAACCTATCAATTTGATCTTTAATTACTAATTTCATTTTTTTAAGTTTTGTTAATAGGGCTTTATGTCCAAAGTCTCTATACATTGTACGTTCTTTTTCAATCTCGTCAACTTTTTTTGCATAGAATTTATGCTCTTCGGTTAATTTTTTTACAAGTTTTTTTTGTTTCATAATATATTATAGCACTATAATGACTTGTCGTCAAGTGCTTCTCCTCCTAAATTGCCATTAAATGCTATTGATATACGTGATGTATTGCTCGTATTATCTCCAACACTATGATTGATCCAACCCGGAAAACATACAAGATCACCATCTTTTGGCATCACTGTGTATCTTGTTCCGTTAAAGGGAGTTGGAATTTTGGTTAGTTTATATGGTAATGCATAGTCCATTAGTCCATGCGGACTAGAAAGAACAAGATTACCACCTTCTGCGGGCGCCTTTACGTAGTATACAGCTGACATAATATGTCCTGGGTGCATATGCATGTCATTAGTATTAGACCTGCTTGTATTAGGCTTATTAACGTTAATCCAAGCCTGTGTTACTTCTATACGGCAGTTGTCAACAAGTCCTAATAGTTCTGCTTGTTTATCAAACAATGCTTGTACACGAGCTACAAGAGGTTGCAATATTACGTTAGTAAGATCAAGATGCATACTTTGCCAGTTGTCATTTGTACCTTCTGCACTATACAGGCCATGACAAAATGCATACAACGTATCGTTGCTTAGTTCGTTAGCATGTTCATACAAGAAGGGCGTTGCAAAAAGCGATTCTGTATGCATTAATAACTCCTATAAATTCTCTTCTAAGTTATCTAACTTATCTTCTGATAGTTCAGGTTCGTCTACTGTTGCTGTGTTAGTATCTTCAACTTCAAACAAGTTTCCAAAGTGTGTACTTGCGTTTACAGTCTTTTTACCTGTTGCACCACGTGTTCCAATAATGGTCATAAAAAACTTTGAATTGTCTTCTATGATTTTGTTCGCTTTGTCTCTGTCGTCAGTTGCAAATATTGCCTCCACAACATCTCGGAAAAATACCCTGTCAAAACGCTCTTCCACAAGCATGTTCGGAACGACTCCATTGTCGTATTGTCTATTCGCTTCTTGTACTGCATTAATATGACTCCATACATTATGACCCATTTGGATCGCATATGAAAAACTATCCCAAGATGTTTTTCCTTCTTTACCTATTTTATTTAAATCACCAGGTGCATAAATTGTAACATCTTTGGCTTTTAAATCTTGTGTAATAGGTGAATCTTTAAAACTAGTATGTTTACCTTCTCTAACAAATGCCTGTCCAAACGGAGTAGTGTCTGTTGCTAGTGCTTTGTTGTCGATACTAGGAACCATTCTATACACCCATTTACTTCTATCCTGTGTTTCTAATTCACAATATATTTGACCGTTTGCTGTTGCTAAAAATGGAGAAGCACAATCAAATGTAATCATAAAGTTAGGGTTGTGATACTTACGCACCGCACGTTGGATATCAGTTAATAGTGTAGCCCACTCCAATTTACTTGTACCTAAGAAGTGCATTACATCATGTAAGCCTGTTTGTAATAGTCCGTCAAACCTTAATGCAACTAGACGTTTAAGAACCAAATGCACATCACACATGTTCTGTCCACCCATACTCCAACCATTAAAATGTGTATCAGGATACTTGGCTGGATCACAATAGTCTTTCATCTGTTGATACCAATCTTCAGCATCAGCATGATTTTCACCTTGTAGTACGTTTAGGAATTTACAAGCACCACTTCTATTTTTCATAAAGAAGTCATTGTTAATACGTGTAGCATTAACGGCATCTTGATAGTTGTCAATACCTGTTGCTTTAGCACCTTCAGGTGAACGTGCCACCCAGGCAGGGATATCAAGGATCATACCATAGTCCATGTAAGCATCCATCCATGCAAGAACTTGTGTACGTTTTTTCATTGCTTTAGGACAGTTAGGATTCTTCCAGTCGCCTTCCCAAACACCTTTACCAATTTGGAAACCACCTGAGTCACCAAGTAGCCAACTAGTAGTACGATCTCTGTTACGGATCATATCTTCTTTAGGTGAGTCCTTGTTGATATCAAGTTCGGCATGTCCTGCTGAATACAAACTCCAATGGTATTGAAACTGTCCGTCTTTACGGTTTAACCAATTAAGACTTTCAACACCGTTCTTAAAGTTTGCAGGAATACGATTGTATTCTACATATTCGCCTGCTCTTTGTTTACCAACAAACGTAGCATAGAAGCCACTTAGTGCTGGTAAGAACGTTGCGTAATCGTTCTGTGCTTTTGTTAAGTCGGTATTCAAATTATTCTCCTATTATCCAAAGGCTTTAATTGCTAAAAGCGGAACAAGCCAAGGATAAACTAAATGTTCTATTAGTTCGTATATTACTAATACTGTTAATAATATTGCCCATAGTTTACTTGTCTTTGCTTTGTTACTAACATATGTAAACACCTTTGAATGTGCTTTTCCTATTTTGTCTATTAAGCCTGGCTTTTTATTTTTTTTCGTCATTTATCCTTACTTAGTTTGTGCTGGTAGAATATAGTCGTACTGACCTAAACCACTGTCAACACTTAATGCCATTGCACCTTGATCACTAATCTTCATAGTTACTTTACCATCAAGATTTAAAATAGCTTGTACTTGTGCTACAGGCCAACTCCAAGCATGTTTCAATTCACTGCCAACTCCGTGTTGGAATACAAATGATCCTGCGTGTTGTGAAGCGTCACCAAAAGTAAACACTAAGTTATCATTTTCAGTCTTAACTGTAAATGTAGTTTCTTCTGAATGTGCCGCACTTTGCAATTTCATTCTAGTAATTGAAGCCATTGTAGGCTCAATGGTTACGTCCCAACTTGCACCTTTAAACTTAACAGTTTTAAGTTTCTCATCAATAATTGCTTTATTCATAAAGCGATAATCGTTTTCAAAGTCACCTGCTTCGTTTTCAAAGTGTAAGTGTGTTGGCAAAGTTTCGCCGTCTTTTTCTCTAGACTCTACAGTAATCTTTGCTTGTTTTTGATACTCAGGATTCTTTAAGTGTAGTGCTAACTTGTCTAAGTTAGGCATACCAAAGGTTCCTTTAAATTCGTTTACTGCCGCCTTTGTTGTAGCAGTTAAGATAACACTTCTATCTTCTGCCATTGATTCGATTGTCGTTGCGGCATCTTCACCAGTAACTTTTACTAAAGTTAAAAATCCTAGTGAATGTGTATGAGCAACAACGTCTTGTAAGATATCTTTCATTTTAACATTTCTCCATTAGTTATATACATTATATTTAGGTTTTTCTAAAAAGTCAAGCTCTTTCTTGTCTTTTAAGAATTGTATTAGCTCAATTGTTGTTTTCCAACCCAAGCCTTGTAACACTGATATGTCAGCAACATTATCAGCTCTTTCATTGGGAGTATCCATTTTCATTTGTGGATTCATTCCAAATTCTTTTAAAATACTTTTTAGTGATTGGCTTTTGCCAGTTCCGATATCAATAACTCCTCTTACATCTTCGTTTTTGATTAATGTAAGTATTGCACTTACAATATCGGCAACATGAATAAAGTCTCTTTTATGATTAGTTACGTGTGGTACATCATTGCGTATAATTCGAGGTATTAACATGTTTGGCCTAAGTTCTGAGTTGTTACTGTATATAGTTGTAAATCTCATGCCTAGACTTGATTGTGGTGCAATGCGTTCAACTGTATGTTTAGTTAATGCATACGGATTTCTATTAGGTTCTTTTGCAGTACTTGAACTAGCATACAGTATTCTAGTATTTTTAAAATGGTCAAATAATCTTTTAGTTGCTAGTACGTTATGTTGAAAATACAAATCAGGTTCTTCTAAACTTCTTAGTATTCCGCTTTCGCCTGCAAGATGAATTACTAGATCAACATCGAAGTCTAACGAACAGTCTAGTAAGTTATTACCGTCTTTTAAATCAATACCAATAACACGATGGTCTTTGGTTAGAGCAGTATACAACTCTGTTCCAACCATACCTTTATGTCCTGTTAGTAGTATCCTCATCGAGATTTAACTCCAAAGTGTTTATAGGTTGATTGTACACACTTAGCTTGATAGTAACAGTCTGCTAATGCATTATGTAATTCTTCTTGTATTGCTTTACGAGGATCTGTAGGCATCATAGCAAACAATGTTCTACTGTCTCTAATCTGCCAAAAGTTCCATGGACACGGCTTACCAACGCCTTTGTATAAGTTTTGTAAAATAGCATAATCAAACAATGGACCTTGACACCAAAGTTGATCTACTCCTACACAAAATTTATTAATTGCTTTTGTAAGTTGCTCCATGTTCACACGATCTTTGTGTTCACCAAATGCTTCTTCTCTAATCTTAGGATCTTGTTTACCCCACCATTCAAGTGTATTGTCATCTATTGTACGATGATACTTTTCACTTTGTTCTTCAATGTCGCAACGTAGATACAATCCTGAGTGCGGATCTTCATCTGTATACGGGTCGAATTTAATAGCACCGAGTGTTATGATAACACTATCTGGCTCAACGCCAAGTGTTTCTAAATCTATCATTCCATGTACAGCCAT